TCGCGGAAGCGCTCTTGCGCTGCCCCGATGGCAACGCGCCGGAAGTGATACCCGCCACCCAGGGCTTTGCGCAGCATCTTGCACTCGCGGTTAACTATCAATCCGGGTTTGCCGGACACAAGCCGCTGCATGGGGGCGGCCGCCGCCTCTCGCCGCACTTTGAAGTCGTTGCTTGCCGTTGGCTGCGCGCGCAAGCCCAGGGTGCGCAAGAACTCAAATGCGGTCACCTCGTAGATCGCGTCCCTAGCCTGGCCAGCCGGGTCTCCCCAAACCATGATCGAGTGATTCGGGTAACGGGTATTCAGCTCGGTCAGCAACTGGGTGCCGAACCGCTCCAGCCCCATGTCAAACGTCACAATCTCATGGTGGATCAGCCACTGCCCATTGGGTAAGCGCTGGCCAATGGTGGCCGCGGGCGTCAAACCAAAGTCAAGACCGATCTGGATGGGGATGTGGGGCTGGACCTCTGTTTCGCCAGACATGATCGAGTCGTCATACTCTGGCCACACAGGCCTGCCCTCTTGCACATAGGTGTATTCGCCGCCAGCGTAGCAGCGAACCCAGTCTAATGTCTTGCCGAGCAGCATTTGTGGGTAGTAACCAGCCGGCAGGTTTTTGACGTTTTCTGCTTTGGGGTTTACTTTCCACCACTTGCTCGCAGCAAAAATGTGATCGTTCGCTTCTGGGTTGTCAGGCAGGTCCTCTTGGTCCACAGGCACCACGCCGCCGGGCTGCTTCCAGAACTTCCACGCATATTTGCCCGTCATCTTCTCTTTTTCGGCCATCCGGTGCCACCAGTGGTCATCATCCATGGGGTTGGAGTCCATCCAAATGCCGTGCCAGGTAGCGCCACCGTCGCGCTTGGTTGGATATCGACCAACCCGGTGGGTCAATCCATCGATAACCGCCTTGGGCAGCTCGCGCGCCTCGTTCACCCAGGCCCCAGTCAGCTCCAAAGACAGCAGCTTTCGCACATCTTTCGGTTGATCAAGGGCCAAAAAGATGACCTCGCAGTCGATACCGGCGGCATCCCCACGGCTCGGCAGCCGGATATGGTGGGTAATTGGCGGCGTCCACAGAATGGGTCCAAACGTAGCCTCTGGGAACAGGTCCAACCAGGTCTTAATCGTCGTGGTTTTCAGCATGGGGTAGCTGTTTCGCACAATCGCAAAGCGCGTGTACCGGATGCCATCAATGGGGCTGGGCTTTTGCTCCACCGCTTTCTTCATAATCTTGGCCGCGCACCCATAAGACTTGCCCGACCCCACCGGCCCCATGATTCCCTGGACAAATGCGTTGGAATTGAAGAAGTCGTAAATGACGGGACTGGACCGGAAGTCCAGATTCAACCCCGCCATTGGCACCTCTTTGCCTGATTGCTCTTTAGTCTTCGACATTCTCGTCCTTTACATCAACCACATCAGGCGGCTGCACATTGATTCCAATCACCGACGGCTTGTCAGAGTCATCAGGTGCATCCAACAACCCGCTCGCCTTGGCCAACAACCGCAGCAACGCCACTTTGTCGTACAACTCAACCTCCAGCGTCGAGTTACCATCCCGGTCGGTCCGGGCTTTGATGCTCTTGATGGACGACAAGGCGTAGTCAGGTATCTGATCGCTGGCCTTGATCGTCACCTTGCCGTCACCATCCCAGGACGCAATGTCTGTGAAGTTGGTCCGGACCATGCTAATCATCTCATAGCTGATCGCCTCACGGTTGCCAACCAACGTCGCCGAGCGCTCCAGCCTGCGCTGGATTGAGCGAGTGCCACCCCACCCAGCCACAGGCGGGATTTGTCTGGGTTTTCTATTGCTCGCCATCAGAATGGGATGTCGTCATCAAAATCAGGCTGCTTCGCAAACCCATTGGCCTTGGCCTGGCTATGCGCACTCACCCCATTAGTCTGCCCAGGCTGCTGCACCAGATCACCAATCGACAGGCTCAACCACTTGTCACCAGCACTGGTTAACTTACTCCACGCAGATACCCAATGCACCTCGCCATTAGGCAACATCACCTTACCCTTTAACGTCGGGTGGTTATCAGCCACCTTCTTGTCGTTCTTGAACAGCGAGCCGCTGCCTGGTCTCATCTCATAAGCCATCGTTTTCTCCTTTTGGCTAGTCTACAAAATCCACTAAAAAGTGGGGAAAAATTGAGGGGGACCCCCATATCGATACGGGCAGGGGTGGGGGAGGGTAAACCCTAGTTAGTGAGCGCTCACTATCAAATTCGTATGGTAGTGAGTACTTACTTCGGTCTTGTTCAGGCACCCCATCGACCCTGTCAGGCGGTCGTCTAACTCGATAGGCCACCCTGTCCAAATCCCAATCGAGCGTTTGGGTTTTGTACACCAGGACATTACAGGCTCTACAGGAGCTTGCAGTAGCTGGTTGATACCTATGCCTACCCTTGCCTGCGTTCGTGGCGTGCTGGGCGTTCTGATGCGTTCTAGGGGCATTCATGTCTTGGCGTCCATGTGCAGTTGCAGGATGGCGTCGGTCATCACGGCCTCGCTCGGCTGCACTCCCTCTGCCGCGAACAGCTCGGTCAGCGTGTCGTATGCCTGATCGACCTCCTCTGGTTTCATTCCAGCTTCTTCAAGTTTTTTTAAATTGGTTGTGCTTAACAATCTAATAACCTTACTAATTGTGTTATCCGTGTTATGTACAACCTCCAGGTTGTGGAATTTTGTACCAGAAGTTGTGAATGTAGCCTGTTTTACAACCTCCTGGTTGTAGGTTGTTTCCTTACTTATCCCCACGCTATCCACACTTTTATCAACAGTTTTATCAACAGGCTTTCTCATCTTGGACTTCATCTCTCGCACGGTGCGTGTCTCTGTCTTTGGCATGGTGTACTCCTTTTGCTGGTTGTTGATCATGGACTTCTGTAACGCTGCACGCACCAGCTCGGCGATCCTGCGTTGTCCCTCTGAGTCTGGTTGCTCTTGTGCAGCCCTTGCTGCCCGCTCTTGCTCTTCCCTGATGGCTGGTGGCCGCGTGTCTTCCTTGGGGCCGCTGGTCATTGCGATGGCGTCCTCGCCTGTGATGCTGGGGTCAAAGATAACCCGCAGGGTATCTGTACGTTCACCTTTAAATCCCCTGCGCATGACCTCAAGGTAACCTAGCTCTTTGAGCTGCTTGAACTGTTTGGCCACTGCCTGCTGCGTGATGCCCAGCTCCTGCGCGAGCCTGGTCTGGCTCACCCAGGTGACGCCGGCCCTGTTGCAATAACTGCACAGCGCGGCCAGTGCCTGCAAGCCACCATGCGTTAGCTTCTTATCAAACACCGCCCTGATTGGCACCACGGCCACCTTGCGTTGGTCTGGCGGCGGGTCCTTGCGCATTACCCGCGGCCGCTTGGGCAACACGAACTTGACCGGCTCAACCATGCTGTTCACTTGCTTGCTCTCCATATCGCGATCAAGTCCCGCTTGAGCTGGTCGGCAGCATCCTTGCCCCGGACTTGCTCGACCTCGTTGATGTACTGCGCCCTAGTCTTCCTGCGCGTCCTGGTCGGCTTGGCTGGGTACTTCTTAAACACCCACCTTGCCTCGGTGTACGCTCGCCACCGCTCGCTGTAGCTGCCCACCTGGCTGCCGTCTGGCAGCGTCTTGATGCCACCCCCGTCATGGATTTCCCCGCACGCCAGGCATCGCAGATCAACCGAGCCGCTCATGCACGCCGGCCACCACGCCTACCAAGAACGCAATTGCCCCGACAATCAGCGCCAGCACCAAGCAGTCATGCATGAAGCGCCACCACGGCGACGGCTCGCCTGCCGGCTCCACATCGTCATCCAAGACATACTTGGCCTGGCAGAACTCGCTTTTGGTACAGATGCCATCTTTACAGCAGTTCATTTGATCCCCGACTTGATCTTGGCCGGCGACACACCGCGCCAGCAGTCCACACACTTCCACTTGCCAGGCCCGACGTCCACGCCGCCCTCTGGCACCCTCTCACGGTTGCACTTAAAGCACAAGCGCATTGCGCTGCTGCTCTTGGGTTGCTTGCCACCATTAAATGTCTTCATTTCAAATACTCATTCACATACACTTCGATTCTCGGCTGCGCACTGTACCGCTTGTGCGCCACTATGTTGACAACCTGGCTGTCATCCACATAAACGACGTCATTCATCGCATCCAGCACCGCCTTTAAGACGTTGTCCAAGTCCGGCTTCACGTTGGGTAATCGCTCGCCGTCGAGCGCCTCTTGCTGCGTGCGCTTTGGCCAGCTCTTGGGGATGCGGTACCAAACCCATACACGCAAATCAATTGGCGTGGCCAGCGGCTCGTTGTTGCCCATGGCCTTGCTTGCAGCATCCGCGATCTGCGCCTCGTAAGACAGCGTCTTGGCATCGGTGTACATGCGCACAAAGCCGCCCTTGGTTGACGCCCTTGGCCTGCCCTTGCCAACCGGTGGGCCATCAACAGCAAAGTAAATGGCCAGGCTCATATCAACCCAGACTGGCGCATGGCCGCAACGAAATCCTCAATGTCTGGGTCGGGGTTGTCGTGGCTGCTGTCGCGCTCGCCGGTCATAAACAGCGCCTCGTCAATGATCTGCTGGGGAATCGCCAGCCCGTCCTTGACCATGTTGAGCAGCTTGTTCGCCTCTTCTATGGTCATTGCTTTACCCCCGATAAAAACCGCGCCAGGCGTGGCTCTAGGTGGCCATAGCGTGGCTGCAATTGATCGTGCACGCACTGGTCAATGATTGATGACAGGCTGCGTCGTTGGTCCTGGGCTGCACGCTCTAGCAAAGCGCGGGTCTCAGGGTGAAGCCGTGCCGGTATTTGGATGCGGGTAGGTTTCTTCATAGGCACAAAGTGTAATCGGTTTGATATCAATACAACCACTGGGTTGTAAAAATAATTGAAAAACTAGGGAAAGTACCTAGAAAAAACCTTGCACCGATATCAGTTTTGCGATATACTACGTCCATGTTCAACGCGCAGATGAAGCGCATAAGGAGTTAAACATGACTATCCAAGAAGCTCAATTGATCGAAGCCATCAAGCGCAAGCCTGGTTATCAGGTTTTTAATGGCCGCAATGGTAATAGCTCGATCATTATTCAGTACACATACACAAACGGTGTGCGCAGCCAGTCTGTCTGGCTTGGTCGCAGCGGCAGCGTTGCAAGGCTTCAATCAATTTTGGAGGCCTGAACATGAACTACATCGCTTACTACCGAGTCTCTGCCGAGCGCCAGGGCCAGTCAGGCCTTGGCCTGGAAGCCCAGCGCGCAGCCGTTGAGGCGTTTGCCAAGGGCGAGGTCATCGCCGAGTTCACCGAGGTCGAGTCTGGCCGCAAGAATGACCGCGCTCAGTTGGCCGCGGCTCTGGCAGCAGCCAAGAAAGCCAAGGCCACCCTGGTCATCGCCAAGCTGGACCGCCTCGCTCGTAACGTCCACTTCGTTAGCGGCCTGCTTGAGTCAGGCGTGCAGTTCGTGTGCGCCGACATGCCAGAAGCCGACCGCACCTGGTTGCAGATGTCTGCCGTGTTCGCTGAGTGGGAAGCCCGCAAGATCAGCGAGCGCACCGTGGCTGCACTGGCCGCAGCCAAGGCCCGCGGTGTGCGCCTGGGTAGCCCAGCCCCCAGCGTCGGCAGCCAAGCCGGCAATGAAGTTATCCAGCAGCGCGCCCAGGCATTTGCCCAGCGTGTGCTGCCAATCATCAACAGCATCAAGTCGCAGGGCATGACAAGCCTGCGCGAGATCGCCGCCGAGCTGTCTGCTCGCGGTGTACAAACGGCCCGCGGTGGCAGCCAGTGGCACGCCAGCCAGGTCGGCAACCTGCTCGCAAGAGCTTAACCTTTGGAGATAACCATGCGCAAATACCATCGCACCATGCACCAAGCATTTCCCTACGGGGCCGATTACGGCTGCGCCCTGTACGCAACCCGCCGCTCTCGTCTTGAGGTGGCCGTCAGCGCCGTGGCCTGGGTGGCCATGTTCTGCTGCCTGCTCGCCCTGATGCTGGCTTACTTCGACGTCCTGGTGCCATGAGGCCCAACGATAAAGGCGTGACCAGCACATGGTTGCGCGCCGGGTGGAAGCGGCCAGACCGGCTCAAGCAGCAGGCCGAAATGTACGAACTCAACAAAACAGTTGGAGAGGGACACTCAACCATGACACAAAGCCAGATGATTCTTGACTACATGAAAGCAGGCAACGCCATCACGCAGATGGACGCGCTCAAGATAGCCGGTTGCTTCCGATTGGCCGCACGCATCTTTGATCTGCGCGCGCAGGGCCACCGCATTGAGATGGTGCCGGTCCACACAGACACAGGCAAATACATCGCGTCTTATGTACTGAACAAAAAGGGGAAAAAATACTGGCCGGGAAATTAACAGACGACAAAGTGATGAGCGCCTCGCGCTTACCGGGCCTCATGGGCGTGAGCAAATACGGCACCGCCAATGATGAGTTGCAGTTTTCGATCAACGCTATCGACGGCAAAGAGCGCCCAGACATTAGCAACGAACGCATGTCTTGGGGCAACAAGCTGGAGCCTGTCATTCTTGAAGAAGCGTGTGAGCGCTTGGGCATCAAGGGCGACTTCAAGATTACCGTGCCTTTCACGCATCCCACGCTGCCCTTGCAATGCAGCTTGGACGGCATCGGGTTTGGCCAGGGGCAGACCATCAAGCATGACCCAGACAACGGCATCCACGTTGTGGGTATGGATGAGATTGTCCTGATTGGCGATGGCGTGCTGGAAGCCAAGAACACAGCGGTGCAGCCAGAAGACACGCCCCACCTGGCGCGCGGCCCGGTCCAACTTCAGGGCCAGATGATGGTGACCGGCATGAAGTGGGGGGCTGTGTGCGTGTTCTATCAGGGATCGATCCTGCGCATCTTCCTGTTCGCTCCGCACCAGCAAACCGTGGACGCCATCACCAAAGCGGTCACCGAGTTCGACGCCAAGCTCAAGGCGTACCAGGAACACGGATCGATTGATTGGTACCCGCCGCAGACCAGCAAAGAGATGGACCGCATGTTCCCCAGCACAGCCACCGATCAGATCGAATTGCCTGGTGACTGCGCCAGCCTGCCGGCACAGATCGTCCAGAACAAGCTGCGCATTAAGGAGATCGAGGCCCTAATCGAGGCCGATGAGATGCGCATCAAAGCGGTCATGGGTGACGCGGCCAAGGCGGTCGGGTATGGGTACACAATTAGCTGGCCAATGCGTAACTACAAAGCGCAGGCAGAGAAGCTGGTGCCGGCCAAAGAGGCGTACAGTATTCGCCAGTCCAACCTCACAATCAAGGCAAGCAATGACTGATGAATATGGAATTGATCAAGTGCAGCACGCCTATGAGCTGGCCGTCGAGGCCGTCATGGAGACCACAAATTGCGATCAGCTTGAAGCGTCTGCTGCTGTCGAGCGGATTGTCGAGCTAATTTTTTTGATGATTAAATTCAATGGAGATTTCAATGCAAGTATCAAACACTAACCGCCAGGGCTTTGCGCCCGCCACCCTCACCGAGGCCGTGCAATTCAGCGAGATGCTGGCCAGCAGCTCGATGGTCCCCCGCGCTTACCAGGGCAAACCGCAAGACGTCCTGGTCTGCGTGCAATGGGGCTATGAGATGGGGCTGGCACCCATGCAGGCCCTGCAAAACATCGCTGTCATCAACGGCAAGCCCAGCGTGTATGGCGATGCAGCCATGGCCCTGGTCCAGGCCAGCCCCGTGTGTGAGGACGTCGAGGAATATTTCGAGGATGAGGGCACCCCCAACCCCGTGGCCGTGTGTGTGGCCAAGCGCAAAGGCCGCAAGCCAGTGACCGTTAGGTTCTCAGTGGAGGACGCCAAGCGCGCCGGCCTGTGGGGCAAGCAGGGTCCCTGGTCAGCGTACCCCAAGCGCATGATGCAGATGCGTGCCCGCGGCTTTGCGCTGCGCGATGCGTTCCCTGATGTACTTAAGGGCCTGATCACTGCGGAGGAGGCGCAAGATTACCCGAGTGAGGTGTATCGAAATTCGCCTGTCAATACGATACAAACCAAACCAGCCAACCCGCTCGACGCCATCGCCCCACCGCAAGTGATCACGCAGCCTGCACAGATCGAGCAGGCCATGGCCGACACAGTGGAGCCAGATACTAGGGATAACCCTGAAGTTGTCACCATTGAGACAGCGCCCGTTGCGGACGCGCCACGGCCTACACAAGAGGCCAACCATGGGGAGTACAAGTTGCTGCCGCCTGGCGATGGTGAGCCGCTTAGTGGTCACGATACCATAGAAGACTGGCAGGATGCATATGAAGACATGGCCGACAAGATCACCAAGTCTAGCAAGCGTACCGTGCGCGAGCGCATGACAATCCTGAAAGAGTTTAAGCAGGCCAATGAGGAAACCCTGGCCAAGGTGGACACGGTCAAGCGTGTGCGCCACACAGCGGCCTACAGCAAGCGCATCAAGGCGTTGGGTGCTGCGCAGGCAGGGGGCGTCTGATGCTGTGTCCAGTGTGTCAGAAGT